GGTTATAAACTTAGTTCCGTTTGCATTAGAAGTAAGTTGTGTATTTTCAGGAACAATTAAAGCATATCTATAATCAGGTACTAAATTACCACTTGAACCAGAAGTTGGAATTAATTGATATATATCAACTAATGTATTAGAGGCATATGAAACTTTAGGACGATATCCTAACATGTAAGATAAAGCGTATAAATTTTCTTTTTCTTTGGCGTATAATAAGAAATTCTCTTGTACTTGATTATCTAAATAAAACGACATTACATCTCCAACATAGGACGCCATTTCGATAAATAAATTTCCTGGAGTTGCCTCAGTAAAATCATTATATGCTGTAGGGAAATAAGTCCTAGCATAATTGATTAAATTATCCTTAAATTGGGGGAAGGTTTTATTTAAATATGATATATTATTATCTGCCATTTTATATAAATTGTACTGTTACTTGATCTGCTGTTCCTGAAATTCTTAGTCTATAGTTAATTGTAATTGATATAGTATTGTTATTTCCATAATTAGTATCATCATTTACAATAATATCTACAATTTGTACTTCAGGTACAAATATTTCTACATTAGTATTAATTAGGTTTTTTATGGTTTCTCTTGTACTTTCTGTTATTCCCTCAAATAATACTGTTCCTAAATCTGCACCAAATTCAGGATTCATTACTCTCTCACCTTTGTTAGTAAGTAACAGATTAACTAAATTAGATTTAATCTGAGTTTGGGTACTATATGTACTATTAAATGGGCCTGATGGTCCATTAAAAGGTAAAGATACCCCAATAGCTATATTTCCTTGTAAATCTAATGGATTTACTCGTATCGTTTGGGGTAGTGGCATGTTATCCTAAATTTCTTAATCCTGATTTATCAGCAGCAGTCATGTTACTTGCTGCATCATTAATAAATGCTAAATATGGATTAACTTTATCACCAGTTGATGGATCAACAGCATCAATTATTTTTAAGTCATTTCTAGTAGCAGGTTGGTTATAACCAAACATAGCTCCCATTTGACTATGCAATTGTGCACGGATATCACCAGCTCCACCTAAATTAGCACTAGTAAATGTTGCTGTTTTTGATTCATTTAGCTGTGGTTTTTGTGTTAGAATTTCAGCTAATTCTTCACGAACTGCTTCAGCTACGGCTTCTTTAATTAATTTTTTAAATGCTTGTGAGTTCATATATATAAATATTTTAAGCTATTAAATTTTCACGATCTATTACTAATTTCAGTTGCTCTATTAGGTCATTTGGATCAAGAGTAAATGATGATTCACTTTTTAATACCTCAACATTATTAGTATCAATTGCTACAGCATAGTGACGTTTATTTCCTCTAACACTACTTCTATTTTCCTCACGTAAAGCAAATTTAAATCCTTTATATACTGGAAAATCAGTGCCAAATTCTATATCTAGTAATGGAGATGGTAATAAAGAAGCTACTTCTTCTAAAGTACCATTTACTTTTAATAATTGAGTTTTATAACCTGCTAAAATACTAATAGCTGAATCAAAAGCAAGAGATATTATAGGGAGATAAGCAGAAAGAGCTGCTACTATTGGTTGTATTCTATCTAATATCTTGTCAAGATTTCTTATAGCTTTTACAATAAACGCTAAAACAGGAGCAACAGGAGCAGGTAAATTACTAAGTACATTAGCAATTGTATTTATTACAGAAATAGCAATATTGAAAATAGTAATATAGGTAGATATTTGTTTAATTTGATCATTAATTTTAATTAATTTTTCCTCAGTATTTTGTATTACAGTTAAAGCATTATCTCTAACTAATTTAGCATTATCTAATTGAGCTGCTTCGTTAGAGGCGTTTGCTGCTTCAATTATAACGTTTGCTTTATCTACTAATTCACCTATTTTATTGTTTTGAGCAATAACAGCACCTATTCTGTCTACTAATAATAAAGGTAAAACAGATAATAAAGATTTAGCTACATTTTTTAAAATAGCCTTTCTTCTAGCTTTTTTAGACTTTGAAAAAGTTATTTTAGTTTTAGATTGCTGTAAAGTAACTTTTTGTTTAAACTTATTAATATCTTCTTTTTGCTTAGCAAAAGGATCATTTAGAATATTATCTATATCCTTTTGATTTTTTTCTTTTCGTTTTTGAATTAAATCTAAAGCAGCAAGAAAATTTGTATTTTCAGCTAATTTTGCAGCATTATATTCCTCATCATTTAATTTAGGCGGAATATCAACTACATTTCCATTAACTATTTCTTGTGTAGGTTGATGATCAACTTCTATTTTTTGAAGATTAATAGAATGTTGTATTCTTAATTTTTCTTCTTCTAATATTAAAGCTGCTTTTTCTTTAACTAATCTAGCTAAGGTAGATTCTAAAGCTGCTTGAACTAATAGCTGATCAGGATTAAGTTGTTGTTCTCCAAATGCTAAAGGAAATAAAGTATTAATTAATCCTGATATTGCCTGAGGAGAGATTAGAGATGAAACATCTGTTCCTCTAACTTGTTCTCTAGATATTTGACGTGATCTATTTTGAAGATTTCTAATTCGTTCTTCATTTTGTCCTGCTGTAATAGGTTGTACAGTAGGAGGTTGAGTTGGAGGGATTGGCCTTACAACAGTAGGGGGAGTAATATTTCTTATTTGGGAAAAATCAGGCATATTATACTGTATAAACGTTTTTAGAAAGAATACTTAAACTTTTTAATTGCCCTATAATTCTATTTATATCAGCATAAAGTTGATCAGCACCATTTTGAACTGCTACTATATCTTGAATATCTGATTTTCCATTAGTTTTAGTGTCAGTATATTGGGCTTTTCCTAATTCTGCTGCTAAATTTTGTAAAGCAACACATAAATCCAATAATATATTACTAGTTTGAAGTCCTAATAATACTGGTTCTGTAGGGTAGGTATTATTATCTTTTGTCCCTAATAATATTTTACCTGTTCTGTATGGAACATGAAGGTGAAGAATTCTACCAGAATTAATATTAATATTATTATCACTAGTTAGTTCTAATTTAGTTTTACCAAATACTAATACATCATCTTTTTTAGAATTAATAGTTACCCTATCACTATTTAATATTATTTGAGAATTAGTATAATCTTTAGGTGGTGTTGCAGGAGTAATTGGGTTAGTTAAACTAGCTCCTGGTATTAAAGGGATAGTTTGAGTAGATGTCATATAAATAGAAGACATCTCTTTATTTACTTCCTCAATATTAGGAGTTAAAGAACCTGTTGCTGTTGTTACATACCCGTTAACTAATATAGTAATAGGATTACCATCTGGTGTTCCGTTTCTACTCCATTCACTTACACCCGAATAAAGAGGAACAGTAGATCCAAATCTAATACCAGCACCTTTTCTACTTTGAATTATATAGTCGCCTTCAAAAGGTAATAATGGTCTTATATCGGCATTTTCAATAAATGTTTTTCCTAATGTAGATGAAAAGGGAGAATTTTGTTGGGGATTATTCCATAAATTAATAGTTCCCATGTAGTACATCCTTCCAGCAGCATCACTAAATTGAGTTTGGAATGATGGTCCTCCAGTAAGAAGAACAAGTTCAGTAACTAACGGATAATTTTTTAAATTAGGATCTAATGGGAAAGCAACACTACATTGATTTAAATCAACTACAGTATTTATTGTTTTAGATGATTCATAGTCTAAATAAAGTATAGCACCTACCCCAGCCCATCCTCCTACTCTCTCAAATTGTTCTCTTGATGGAGTATTTTCATTCAATACTACTCCAAACACTTTTCCTACTCTATATGAAGTAGTGGGTGGTGGAGGTAAAGTAAGAAATCCCTGTGATATAGAGGATTGAAAACTGGATAAACCGTACTTTACTACCATTATTTGTTTTCTATTTGGTGTTGAATAGCTTCAGTTTTCTCAATTAATTTTTGTCCATCTATTTGAATAACACGTTGTTCATCAATTAATTGTTGAATTTCTGATGGGTCAAAGAATGCATCTTGTGATGAACCAGCATTAGCTGTTGCGGCACGTTGTGCAATACCTGCCATTTTAATTAATTGTTCGTTGTTTTTTACGTTAACATCAATTAAATCTTTAACAGTAGGCATAAGCATAACG